AAGGTATCGGTAAGGGTGGCGTTGTCGAATGCGCCGCCCAGATCGTCGAACCCATGAACGAGCTTGATGAGCCCTCCTCCGCCACCGCCGCCCCCTTCGAGGCTGCCGAGACCGAGAGCCGAGAGGCTCCCGGTGGTATAGAGGCTTATCGGTTCCCCATTTTTCGAGTCGTACACTTTAATGGCCTTATTGGCGGCGTCCCATACCAGCGTCGCCCCGCCGATGGTAACGCTATGGTTGACATCGATGTCGGTCATGGGCACGAGGGGCGTGACATCGAGCAGTTTCCCGCTCTCCGAATCTTCATTAAGCTGAAAGATGTTGAGATAGGCGTCGATGAGTTTGTCGCCGAAGTAGAATGCCCCGAGGTTGGTGTCGATTTTCCCTTTCTTGTCCCACCGGATATTTCCGGCGGCCAGATAGCCCGTGCCGTCCATGCGGATAAGGGCCGTGGCCTCGGTTCCGGCAAGGCCCTCCTTTTCGACGTATTTCCCGGATTCCTCGTCATAGACAAAGCGGTCCACGGGGTCTCCGCCCGCCCAATAGGAGATACTGCCGGTTCCCCGGTCGAGACCGCTCACGCCGCTCATGACGACATACTCGCCTTCGGGAGTGCGGTAGCCGAGCTGCACGAGGCTCGTGGCGATGACACCCCCGTCGATGGCGGTGTCGTTACGAAAGGCTTCTTTGAGGTATTCGCGCTCTTCAAGCGCCTTGTCGAGGTCGTCGTAGTGCTCGGTAATGAATTTGCCCTTGATTCGGAGGGTTTTGGTCGTCGAGTCGTAGACCAGATAGGTGTTTTGTTCGGGGACACCGACGGCAAAGTCGCCGAGGACTTTGAGGAAAGCCCGGGCGGTGTTCTTGTCGAACCCCTGACTGATGACCTCCTTGCCCTGCAAGGTGTAGGAGCCGATACCCTGCAACAGCTTGATGCTGGGGGAGTCGATGGCGACGGAGGAGATGATGACGGCGTTCTGTCGCCCGGGCTCCTCGCTGCCGCCCACCACCGGGTCGTACCCCAGCTGGATAAGGGCGTCCCCGGCTACGGGGATATCCGAGCCGGTATCGGCATCCGTCTTGGAGAGGTCGACGTAGTTGTCGCCGACCCCGACAACCTTGCGCCAGTAGTAGCGGGGCTTTAATGCCTCCGTCCGGTCGACCGCCCGACAAATCGCCATATCCCCCACGATGAAGTCGTTCTCGGGAGCGATACTCCCGTCGTCCGCATAACAGCGGTAATACGTCTCGAACTCCTCTACCCGGAAAAGGTTTCCGAAGGAGGCGGAGCTGACGATATACTCCCCGGCAATATGGGTGACCCGGTTGACCTGCGTCTCCTGTATGGTCGCTTTCTTTCGGATAAAGATGTGATCCGCCTCGATATAGGTGTTGCCCTGTTCATCGGTTCTGAACGTTCCGCCGCTTACGAGGGAGGAGTAAACTCCGATGTCCAGCCCTTTCGCGAAGGTGATTTTCCCTTGTGCCGTGTCCGGGCGCAAACGGCTGAGCGCCTCTTTGAGGGTACGCCGCGCGCTGAACACGTTGTTGTCGGTGGGCAGGGTGTTGTCCCAGCTCCGGATCAGGTCGGGGAAAGAGCCCGACGTGGCCTCCCGCACATAGTTCTCCACGGCGGTGATGTTGTCGTTGATGGTCGTCATCGCGCCGGTGCTCGTGGCGTCGCTGATTTCGAGGTCGACCTGCGAAGGGAGGTTGACCTTACGGGTAATCTTGGTGATTCGGCTGCTGCGATAGCCCGTCTCCGGAAAATATTTGGCACTTTCGAGCCTCACCCGTCTCCCCACATAGAGGTCGATGGCGTGCTCTTCGATATATACATGGTCGGTCGGCGCCTTGTAACGGCTCACGTCGACGGCGTTCTCCTCGTTGTATTTGTCGACCGCCTCCTTGAATTCCTGCTCGGCCAGCGGATAGTATTCGTCCGGCATGCGGATATTCCAAAGGATATACTTGTCGCCTGCTTGGGGCGACAAGGTGTCGTTGGGAAGCTGCGTGTCGTCGTCATAGGGCCAGATGGTGATGATCTCGAACTCCCGGGTCTCACTGTCGTAGTTGACCTCGAAGTAATAGGTGTCGTCGGCTTCTTCTCCGAGCCCGGCCAGTTCCGAACCTTCCTGAAAGGATACCCGTTTGACTTGCCGGGCCAGTTCGTAATCGTTCGGGTCGAAATCGAGGCTTTCGTCCTTGAAATACCAGATCGTAAAGGGGTTGCCCTCCTCGTCCTTCGTCTCTTCCTTGCGTACTGAGCTCACCGTGCCGATACGCTTGGGGTAAATGCCGGCGAAAGCCTCGGCTTCGTAGTGATGCCATACGCCGTACTTGTCGACATTCACATCGACGTGTTTCACGCCGCCGGGCAGTTGCAGCCGGGTGTGGCCGTATTTCTCCGGGTCGATGTTGCGGGAGCTGCCCACCGGGTAGAGCCGGGTGTAGAACTTGGCGTTGTCGGCCATGTCGCCGCTCAGCGAGAGCAGCCCCTTGCCGTAGGCCAGCGTCACCTCCTCGCCCTGTTCGCAGCGGCAGATATTGACGGTCTGCCCCTCGACCCACCATTCGGCGCGGTGTCCGACCTTCTCGGCCAACTCTTTAAGTGCCTCGTCGCAATATTTTCCGAAATAGTCGATGACGATGTTGTCGGCGCCCTCCACCGTGCCCACCTTCCAGTCGCCGCTACCCATGCCGTTGTTGATACTTTTTACGATCAGGGCGACATGGTCCCTCGGCGGGGCGGTCAGGGTGAAGACCGGCTCGTCGTCGCCGTCCGTGTCGTTGATAACAAGGAAGCGCTTCACCAGACTCTCGATGCCGTAGAGCTTGATATCGTACTTCCATTCTACCGTCGACACTTGCTCGGGGTGATACCGTTCCATGAGCCAGTATCGCCGACCCATGAACTCGGCGTAGTCGTTGACTTCGAGCGCCACGTGTTCGTAGAGCGTGAACGACAGGCTGAGCGCGTTGTCGCCCTGCAACTCCATCTCCTGCGTCGAGTTGTCATCGCAGGGAACCTGTGTTTTCGCCATGCCGTCGCTGCCGTATATCGTGATCATCTTACTCTTGTTTTAAGGTCGTTTAAATGCTGTTTTAACACCGTTCTATCGTCATTCAATTGTCGCTCAAATCGCCGGGTTCGGCTCCCGAAAAGTGACGTAGAAGCGGCTCGCCTGCTTGCCCTCCCGCCAGAGGTAGGTGAGCGGCTCGTAATCGCTCCCCTCCTTGTAGAACACACGAAGGGTCATGTCCAAGTCGGGAAATTCGATGTCGAGCCACCCGTCGTCGCCCGCCTTTAAAAAGGCGATAAAGGCTTTATATTGAGCCAGCCACTCCTTCCGGGTGTCGGCATAGAGGGCAAAGTACAGCTTCACATCGCGTGCCTGATTCTTTACGTTGAGGGCCGTCGAGTACTTCTCGCCGTTCTCTTCCCGTATATCCACGGCCACATGGGTTTTCGTTTTGGCCGGCGACAGGATCGCCTTCAAGTTGTTGCGGTCGCCCCGCCTTTTCTCGGCCAGAAACACGCCGTACTCCGTCCAGATGTCCGTACCGTTGATGAGCGCTTTCCCGCCCAATATCGCATCCATTGCCATATCTCGTTGATTTTAACAGGTTGTCGTCATTTCATCTTCAAGCCGTCGCGTACAATTTTTTTTATTTCGTCCTTAATCTCGCCCAGATGCTTGGCGCTGGCGCCGGTGTTCTCCTCGATACGCCGCAGGTGGTCGACGGCGGCGCCCATCTGCTCGCTCACGTCGCTCATCTTGTCGTCCATGCTCGACCAGTGCATTTGCCCCGAGACAAAGAGCCCTTCGAGCTTGGAGCCCTGTTCTTGGCTCATGGCGGCGAACCCGCCCGGTTTCCCGCTCTGTGTCGTTCCGCCGTCGTCCCCGGTATAGCCGGTAGCTTCCGATATGCTGTCGCGGATATGGAGGCCTTTTTTCACAAGTTCCTCCCACTGTTTGTTCAAGTCCTCGATTTCTTCATCGGTCAGCTCTCCATTGGACATGGCCCTTCCGAAGGTGGCGTACCAATCCTCCATATCCGTTTTGAGCCATTCGTCCAGCTTGGTCTTCAACAGGGCGCGCATCAGATACTCGCTCATGTCGTCGGAAAAATCCTCCCAGTCTGACGACATGTCCATCAGCATGTCGATAAAGCTGTCATACACGCTGTCGAAGGAGACCTGCGTGATACTCTCGTAATAGGCCTGTTCCAATTCTTTCCGCTGCTCGGCGAAAGCGATATAGTCGTCCATATACCGGGCGGCATCCTTGTAGCCCGCATCGGCATAGTCCTTGATTTTCGCATAAAGGTCGGGCGCTTCCCGGGCGACCTTCGCCATCTCCTCGCTCGACAGGTTCCAGAAATCGGCGGCCTCGCCGATCGTCCTTCCGACCACCTCGCTGATGCGCTGCCATTCGTTACCACTCATGGCATCGTCTATTTTTTTGTTGGAGGACTTTTTGCCGCCTATGCCCCAAAGCCCGTTGCTGTAAGCGGAGGCGCTCCGCTGCATTTGTTCCCGCGTATGGGCTTCCGCCTCGTTCAGACGGGCCATCTGCTTTTCATAGAGCTCCGTGGCTTGTTGGCCGGAGGAGCCCTTTATCTCCTCGGTCAACGACTCGATGGCGGCGATCAAGGCTTCGTTCGTCAAGCTCAGGCGCTCCATGTCCTCCTCCAAATGGGGGTCGCTGTCCCCGTTCCCCACCAGTTTGCCCAAGCCCCCGAACGATAGCGCGTCGAGGATATTGGCCGCCCCTTTCAACAGGGACTCGCCGATTTGTTGGAAAAGCTCCAACGAAAAGATATTGTCGATAATGCCGCTGACAGCGCCGAGCACGGTGTCTGTCAACCCCGCGACGATACCCCCGATACCCTCCGTCGCCAATTCGTCCAAGATGGAGAGTATGGCGGAAATAATGGAGCCGGCCAATCCCGAATTGCCCAAGCCTTCCGCGAGGGCTTGGGTGACGCTGCTGTCCCCGAAGATTTTCTCGAATCCTTCCGCGAGGGAGCCGCCGAGTTTTTCGGTCAGCTTCCCGCCGTTAAACAGCTTGTCGAGTTGCATGACGCCTTGTCCTATGCCTTTCAGGTTCCCCGACGAAAGGTTTCTCAGCCCCGATTCGAGGTTGCGGAACATGCCGGCTGCCTGTTCCGAGGACTCCCGGAGGCTGGTAGTGGTGCTCTGCACCTGCGTCCCGAACATCTGCACGTCCCGCGATGCCTTGTCCAGATTCTTCGCGGCCTCTCCCACGTAGAGTTCGGCCGCCTCTATGCTGCGGGCATCACCGCTTCCTTCCGCTTCTTTCAGCGTTTGCTTGGCACGGGCCAGCTCTTCGGTCGCCTCGATTTCCCGCTGCTGCGCGGCCATATAGCCCCGCATGGCGTTTTGATAAGAGACGAGGTCGTCGTTGATTTGCCGGAAAATCTCCCCGTTCCACATCGTCTCCGACTGTTGCAGGGTGGAAATCAAGCCATACAGGGCTTCCATCTCGTCGACGCCGGCGGAGGATTGGAACTCCGGGCTTCGAGCGATCGTTTTCAGGCGGTCGATAGTCGGCTGCACCTGTTCGCGGAACATCACCCCGAAATTGCCGAATACGTTTCCCCAGTCGATTTGCTGCCGGATAGCCGACAGTTCCAGCCGGTTGACGGCCGAGTCCCGTTCTTTTTCGAGCGAGAGCCGTTCGCCCTCCGATTGTGCCCGGCGAATCTTCTCGGCATACTCCTCGGCGATGGCCAGCTTCTGCTGCTGGTAAGAGCCGTACTCCTTTAAGTAGTCGCGCATGGCGACAGCCTCTTCCCGGTAAACCGCCGTGACCTCTTTTTTCCGTGTATCTTCGGCAAGGGTATTAGCTCGGTCAATTTCCTCCTGCTGCCTATCGGTCAGCCCGGCGGCGTTGGTGTCGGTGACGCCCGCCTTTCGGTTCAGCTCGGCCAGTTCCCGCGCCTTCTTTTCGATCTCGGCTTTTTGCCGGTCATAATCGGCGTCTATCCGGGCCAGTTTCTTCTGCGTGCCTTCCTCCTGCAAGTCGAGCCAATCCTGCTGGTTCTGTTGTTCCAGAGCCAGCAACTCGTCATTCAGTTTCTGTCGGGCCTGCTTCCGCTTTTCCTCCTTTGTCTTGGCGGTGTCGTCATCAGTCTCGATGGTCCGGTAATCGGAGAGTCCCGCTTCCTTGAAGATTCTGGTTGCCTCTTTCTGGAACCATTCGACCTCATTCAGGTAATGTTGTTTTTTATTTTCCTCCTCTTGCAGGGCTTTGTTAAAGGCTGTCTCTGCCGGATCGCTTCCATATTGGCCGATGTTGTCCCCGCCAAAAAACATGTTGAGCTTTCCGCCGGCGCCCCAGAACGGGCGGTACTCTTCCTTGCCCTTGCTGCGGATTTCGTTCGCTTTCTCGTCGGCTTCTATGGCTTTTTTAATATAGGACTGAGCCTTTGCCTGCATGAACAGGGACTCGACATAGGCATTCCCTTTTTGTATGAGTGTGTCATACCACTCGGTCAGGGACTTGTAAGTGCCGAACGTGTCGCCGTATTTCCGGTTCAACTCGTCGACCTTGTTCTTCTCCTGCTCTTTCGTGCCGATAAAGTCTCTCAACTCGCGGAGGGTGTTGTCCAGCTCGGCACGGGTGCGTATGGAAACGGCATGTCCTTCTTTCTCTACCTCGTTTTTCTCCTGCAGGGCTTTTTTCAAGGCGTCGACTCCGTCTTTGGCGCTGAACAGCCCTTTTACCCAGCCTACCAGTTCGTCGCCGTACATGACCAGCAGCATGATGCCTGTCGTCAGGGCGGTTTGCCAAGAAAATAAAGAGGAAAGTATTTGTTTCCATACCGGCACGCCCTTTTGCCCGGATTTCACCAGATTGTCATATTCGACCCGCGCCCTTTTTACCTCGTCCGCGAAAATGGGCAGGTTGTTGGAGATGGCGAGGAAAAACATCTGGGGCCCCATAGCCAGAGAGGGCATTTCCCGGGCGATCTGTTGGATACTCATGTGCAGGCCGTTGAATTGCTGCTTGGCGGCGGGCAGTTCCGGGGGGACTGTCTGTGTAGCTTCTGCGGTCGCATCCAACTGTTTTAACCGGGATTCCAATTCGGCGATTTGCTTTTCGAGCGCTTCGATACCGGCCATGTTTTCACTCTGGTCGAGGTTCGGGGAGGCGTTTTGTCCGACCCTGCGCAATTCTTCCATTTGCTCCGTGAGCCCGGCTATGGCGGTACGCAACCTTTGGGCTTGACTGTCCATTTCCGACGATGCGGCGGTCGCCTTGCCTTTCAGCCCGTCCACCTTGCGGCCGGCCTTGTCGAGGGCCACCGACAGGCGGTCCTTCATCAATATCTCTACTTCTACCGGTTTCATTGCCATGTTATCTCTTCAAATTGCTTTGGAAAAATCCCACGATGTCGGCAGCCTCGTCCTCCGCGCTCTTCTCCTCCTGTTTCTTTCGGATATAGCGGGGCGCGTCTGCCAGCATCATAATCAAGGTCTGGAAGTTCACACCTTCCAGTATGTACTTCACCTTCCAGCCGGTGGCATCGGCCACTTGCCAGACAAATCCGAAGGGGCTATGGGAAGGCTCGAATACCGTCTTTAACTCCCCTTGTTTCTTTGGCTCAGTCTCAGCTTCATCGGGTTCGTCCTCTCTGCTGATCTGATAATACTCGTAAAAGGGTCTGTGCCCAACAGGAACACGAAGCTGCGCATGGCGGCCGAGACATACTCGGTGTCTATCCAGTTGCGCACCACCCATGCCGTTGCCCCGACCAGCAGCCGGCGGCTGATCCAGCCGCGACACAGGGTATAGGCCACCATGCGGCTCACCTGTTTGCCGTGGGTCACCAAAAAGGCCATTTCCTCCTCCTTCGTAAACTTGTTCATCTGTTCCGCCGTCACCCCTAACGAGAGGTACACCCGGGCCAAGCGAATAAGCCCGCCCAGCCGTGGACGGCGCATGACGACCCGCAGGCGCAGGGGCTTGCGGAACGGGAGGCGGATATCCTTCAAGGGGACGGACACGCCCCGGTCCAATAGGGCGGCCGCCCCCTCGCGCTGTATGAGGCGTGCGACTTTCTCGTCCATACGTTATTCCGATGGGGTGTCGTTGATTTCGTAAGGAGCGGTGTCCGCTTCCTCCGGCTTGTTCACTTTCAGCTGGCACTCTATCTTGGAAACCTCGGTCAGCGTCAGCTTGCCGCCCAAGTTGGCCATGATAGTACCGTTGGGGATCTTCATCGTCTGACCTGAGACGAACTTGATTTCCCACGGGCCGCGAAGCTCTACCAAGTCGGTGGGAGCTTTCCAGCCGGTGTACGACCCAGTGGTTCCTACCAGCGTGCCGCCCAGTACGGCTTGTATATTCTCGTAATCCAGCTGAATGAGGTTGAACGTCGGCGCGATGGTCGCGTTCTTGTTGGCCAGCGTCAGTACCGGGGCATCGGGGACCTGCTCGGCCTCGATGTCCGTACTCTCGGCCTTTGTGCCGCCCCAGTCCCAACTACCTTTTTCGATGTAGCCGATTTCCTTTTGATTAAACTTTACGACGGCTATGCCGTATATGAATTTCTTAGTTGCCATTCTTCAATTTGTTTTTGATGATTATCATTCCTAATATCGTTATCGCTATCCCGGCGACGAGCCCTGTGAAAAAGGTTTTAACGGGGTTCGAACGCTGTTTTAATTCCGCTTCGTACAGGTCGGCCATGCCTTCATAGCGCTCGCGCCATACCGAGGAGGATTTCTCGTAATACTCACACTGTCGCTGCAGGCTGTCGCAAGAGGCATGCACAATAATCGTATCTCCCTTGCGGTTAACCGCCACATTCGTCCGGCCGCTCCGTCCGCCGTACGATGCCGTCGGAGGTAGTTTCATCAGGCTGTCCGCCGGTATGACCAGCCTAATCTCCGACCCCGGGACCGTTTCCGTCCGTATCCGGAGGACTTCGCTGGTCGAACTGTCCGACCGGGTCAGTTCCTCCCGGATCTTCTCCTGCGTTGCCTTTCGGGTGCTCGTGCAGGCGGTTAAGCACAGGACAAGTATCGCGATGTTTGCAACTGTTAGCGGTATCGATGGCTTTGCGAAGGCGAGCCATCTCACGCGTGTTACGTGCCAACTCTTTCTTTGTCTCGTTAAACTCATCTTTCAAAGGTTTTACGATGTTCTCCATCAATATGCGGGTGGCGTGCTCAGCGTTGTCTATTCGCACCGCCTCGGCCTCCGCTTTCGCCATTTCAGCTTCGGAACCGGCCTTGCGGACGGTAGACTTTAAGGTCAACAGGCCGATAATGGTTGCCAGCAAACCGCCACCCAGTGCGATGTTCAAAAATTCACTGAGCTCCATAGGACTACCTGTTTATGACTTGCTTCCCGACTTTTTAGCGATAAGGCCGATAAGCCATTGAACCAGTCCCGTGTCCGCAATCCCGTTCGCCACGAAGGAGGCTCCTAAACCGTAAAGCAGGGCGATATACCATTGGACGTCCGATACGAATCCGGCATCAAGCCACCATAGCAACATGGCGGCCGCCATACCGACACACCAACTGACAAGCTGGGTAAGCAGTCCGTTCATCTTGGGAAACAGGGCTTTGATACCTTCCGTCAGCAATACCACACAACCGGCAAATCCGGCAAAAGTGGCGATCATGCTGTCATAATCTGTACCGGTGGATACATCGCCCGTTTGGGCAAATGCGGCTGATACAAACACGAGTATCAGCATGAAAAAACAAATCAACTTTTTCATTTCATTCTTCTTTTTATGGGTTTATTCCTATTGATTTCAACCAAGTCTGCACGTTGAACGAGGGGCAGGCTTTCGCCGCCAGCTGGTTGTGGCCGACAATCTCCACGTCGGGGAAGCGACGATGAAAATCCTTTACGTAGGTTTCCATCGCTTTCCGCTGTGCGAGGGTGCGGGTGTCCACGGGGGTCTTGCCGTCGGCGGCGACACCGCCCACGTACACAACGTGCCGAGCTGTCGTGTTGTACCCTTTTGCCCCGTTGGTAATCTCCCATGAATCGACCTGCGCATCCTCGTTGTTGTCCACCAGCCTCTCCACACGGCCGTCGAGGTGTATCATATCGGTGTATCCTACCTGCTTCCAGCCCCGCCCGACAGGGGGTGCGGAGGTGTGCCAGCGACGGATCTCGTCAGCCGTCACCTCACGCCCTTCGGGGGTGGCGGTGCAATGCAGGACCAGATATTTCAACTTTCCCATGACTTATGCTCCTTGTTTGGCTTGCGAGATGGTTATCTTAGCGGTTTTCGAGTTGTCGGCATTCAGGGTAATGGTCAGAGTCCCACTTTTCGCATTGCCCGTGTCATTGGCCTCTGCCGAAATGGTCACACCGGTTTCGGTTTCTTCTACCTCAAAACCAGCCGGAGCGGCGCCTACGGTGTATTCACCGCTGGCTGTTACGGTCACTTCCTTGCTGCCACCCTCTGCCGGAATAGCCACCGTGGTCGGGTCGGCAGAAATGGTTTTTGCAGTCGGCTGAAATACGGGACTTTTGCGGCTGTCCAAAACCACGGTCTCCTCCCCGAAAGCGATATTGGTATCAGCCTTCATCAGCATCTTGAAGAAGTACAACTCGCTGGCATTGGAAATCTTGTCTATCTGAATGACATTCTCGTCGTCTTGCAGATTGACGGCGGCGAACAGGTTTCCGTCTGCGCCCATCGAACACAACGTGGCCACGATCAGATCGTCGGGCCATGCAGCCAAAGTCTCGATGGCGATACCCTTGTAACGTCTGGCATTGACGTCCGTCTCGCTGGCGTTTTTGGCCTCTCGTTCCGTCAACTCGTCATCGTACTTGTCGAAATCGTCGATACTCATGATAATACGCAGGTTCGGGTTGTTGCGGATTGCTTTGGGGATAGCGCTCCGAACGGCTTTCAACTTGCCGAGCATGGTTGTTTCCTCGCTGTCCACGATGATGAGTTCCGTATCTTTGGCCATTTGGGTGAGGATACCGTTAAACAGATGGTCATCATCGTCTCCGTATTCGCCGTTGATGTAATGGTCACCTAATTCGAACTGTACCTGTTTGGCCAGTTCGGCCAACAGCGCATTCTGGGCTTCGGGTGGTAGCTCTGCGAACACGAGGTTGCCTTTCGGCTGCCACTTGCGCCAGATTTGCTCGAAGGCACGGGGATTGAACACGGTGAAGGCCATGAAATCCTTCGGATCGAGGCTTTTTTCGTCATAATTGAAATTGCCCTTCGAATCTTCCACACCGGGATTTTCCTTGCGTTTTTGGAGCATCTTCCCGCTTTTCAGACGGGGCAGGCTGATTTTCTTCTCCACACCGGGAATGACCATAATCAGGCCTTTCTCCACGATTTCGTTGCCGGTGGCGGCGAGGGTCAGCAGCTGCTCCAGCACCTCGCCGTTGTAATTGGTGTTTTTTACTACTATCGCCATCGTTATTGTTTATTAAGTTTGTTGTTGATTTCCTTCATTCGCTTGCTCCACGGGCTCTCGTCTCCCGGGTCCACTTTCAGGTCCTCCATGACCTTGCGTTTCGGGGCAAGCGCCTTTAACGCTTTTTCTCCTTCCTCCGGGTTGGATTTCAGGATATTCTCATATACAGGACGCATTTCGGCATTGATGCGCCCGTCTGCCTCCGCAGCGTCGAGCAATGCCTTGCGTGCGGCTTCTTCATCGGCGGCCGCCTTGTCCTCAAACTCTTTCAGCCGGGTTTTCAGGTCGTTGTTCTCATTTTCCAGACCGGCGACACGGCCCGCTTCCCTTGCGTAGGCCTGAGCCTGCGCGATTACTTCCTCCTCGCTCTTGCAATTGGCAAACGAGGGGTGTTTCCGAATTTCCTCCAAGTTCATCTTGCTTTTGTTTTGTGGCTCCGTGAGCCGGTTGTTGAATAAAGTATATATCTGTTCCGGGGTACTGCCCGCCGGAACCGGTTCCGCGTCATAGATGCCGTCGATAAAGCCGAGGCGGAGCGCATCGTCTGCCGTCAGCCAATGGTCCTCGCCGTCAAAAAACGTAGCCTTGACCTCCTCCTTCGTCATGCCGAGACGGGCGGCATAAATGTCCCCGAGACTATCTTCGAGGCTCTCTATCTCTTCGATGCACTTCTGCATCTCCTTTTTATTGCCATAGCAGCCTCCGCTCACGCTGTGCAGCATCAGCCTCGCATACTTGCTCATCTCTACCGGTTTTCCGCACAGGGCGATCACGCTGGCCATGCTGGCCGCGATACCGTCCACATAGATGTGTACGTCCGCCTTGCTGTTTTTGATGGCGTTGTAGATGGCGATGCCGCAATACACATCGCCGCCGTTGCTGTTGATGCGGACATGGATTCGGCTCCCCGCCTTTTCGGCTTCCAACAGTTCCCGGGCCACCCGTCCGCTCTGTACTTCGTAATAGTCTCCGATGTCACCGTAAAGGAAGATGGTGCACACTCCCTCCGCATCGGTCTGTATATTGAAAAATCTGCTCATATCTGTCTGGTTTTAGCACATAATCACGCTGGGTTCACATCGCAAAAATGCGACAAATCAACAGCGTATGAAAATTACATTTTTACCGTGTAACGGTATGATGTCATGGTGGTTTTGTAAAGTCTCATCATGCGGAACGATTTTTATTTCGCGGGATTTTTAGGGCATTTTTGCAGTTGAATCACAAGAATTAAAGCACTATGGCAGATTTGACGAACGCCCAAAAGAAGGAATGGGCCAAGACTTTATACATGCGGGAGAATCTCACGCAACAGGAAATCGCAGAGCGTGTGGGAGTGTCCCGCGTGACAGTGTCCAACTGGGTGCGTGCCGGGAAATGGGAGGAACAGAAAGCCGGGCTGACACTCACCCGGCAGGAACAGGTGGCCAACCTCTACCGTCAGGTGGCGGAAATCAACCGGGCCATCTCGGCACGGGCGGAGGGGGAACGGTTCCCGAATTCCAAAGAGGCCGACATTCTCGGCAAGCTGTCGGCCGCCATTCGGAACATGGAACAGGAAACCGGAATAGCCGATATCATCAGCGTGCTCACCGGTTTCATCGAATGGCTCCGTCCGTTCGACCTTGAAAAAGCAAAAGAACTGACAAGGCTGGCGGACGCTTATATCAAGGACAAACTATAAACGGGAGGCTCATGAAACAGATCGACAAAACAGCACTCCTCGACTGGGAGAAGTTTAAGGAGGACATCGATAGGGCCACGCCGGTGGACAAATCCATGTCCGCCGCCGACCGGGAGAAGCACCGCCGGTATCTCGAAAGGCATCCGGTGGAGTGGATCAAGTTCTTCTTTCCGAACTATGCCAAGTATGAGTTCGCCGATTTCCAGAAACGGGCCATACAGCGCATCATCGCACACGACGAATGGTTCGAGGTGCTTTCGTGGAGCCGGGAGCTGGCCAAGTCTACCGTCTCCATGTTTATCGTCCTGTTCGTCACGCTCACCGGGCGGAAGAAGAACGTCATCATGACCTCCAACAGCAAGGACAACGCTGTCCGGCTGCTGGCCCCTTACCGGGCCAATTTGGAGGCCAACGGCCGCATACAGGCCTATTACGGCAAACAGGAGACGCCCGGCTCATGGACGGAGGACGAGTTCGTCACCAAAGGAGGCGTGGCGTTCCGTGCAATCGGCGCGGGACAGTCGCCCCGGGGTTCGCGCAACGAGGCCATTCGCCCGGACGTGCTGCTCGTGGACGACTTCGACACGGACGAGGACACTAAGAACCCAGACACGATACAGAAGCGGTGGGACTGGTGGGAAAATGCCCTGTATCCGACGCGATCTATCTCGGAACCGACGCTTGTCATCTTTTGCGGAAACATCATCGCCAAAGATTGCTGCGTGGTACGGGCCGGGGACATGGCCGACCACTGGGACATCGTGAACATTCGAGACAGGAACGGAAAATCCACTTGGCCGGAGAAGAACACGGAAGAGTTTATCGACCGCACGCTGTCCAAAATATCCACCAAAGCGGCGCAGGGAGAATACTTCAATAACCCGATTTCCGTCGGGGAAGTATTCGAGACCATCGCCTACGGCAAGGTTCCACCCTTATCGAAATTTAAATTTTTGGTCGCATACGGTGACCCGGCGCCGGGCGAGAGCAAGGGAAAGAAAGGCAAGTCCTTCAAAACGGTCTCGCTGCTCGGCAAACTCGGGGGACGGCTTTATGTCATCAAGACCTTTCTCTCCCAAGCCCTGAACGCCGAATTCATCGGTTGGTATGTCAAACTGTTGGAGTTCGTCGGCGGAAAAGCCACCGTGTATTGCTACATGGAGAACAACAAACTGCAAGACCCTTTCTTTCAGCAGGTGTTCAAACCGCTCGTGGCCAAAGTCCGGAAAGAGCAGAAAATATCGCTTTATATCCGGGGGGACGAGAAGAAGAAAACCGACAAGGGAACCCGGATAGAGGCCAACCTCGAACCCTTGAACCGGGAGGGGAACCTGATTCTCAACGAGGCGGAGAAGGACAATCCGCACATGAAAGAACTGGAAGATCAGTTCAAGCTGTTCACTCTCTCCCTGCGCTATCCAGCGGACGGCCCCGACGCCGTGGAGGGAGGCAACCGCGTCATCGACGAGATCATGCATCGGGCGGAACCGCCGGTGGTCAAGACCCGGAGAGAGTTGCGGAGACGGAACAAACGAAGATTATAACCCTTTAACCCCTATACCTATGAGTCAATTTGTCGAATTGAGGGACTATGACGCGAGTATCCACCGCGACATTCTGGATGCCCTCGTACGGGAGGACGAACCCGTCATCGAAATATGCGAGGACAGGGCTATCGCCGAAATGCGGTGCTACCTGTCGAAACGCTATGACTGCGACAGAATCTTCTCCGCCACCGGGGAGGAAAGGAACCAACTGGTATTGATGATGGTCATCGACATCGCGGTCTATCACATTTTTTGCATACACAACCCGCAGAAGCTGTCGCCTATGCGGAAGGACCGGTACGAACGGGCCGTAGAGTGGATGAAGGCGGTGGCGGCCGAGGAGATCTCCATCGAGGGGGCGCCGCTCCTGCCGGCGGAGGAACGGGCCGGAAACTCGGACTTCCGCATCACAAGCAATCGAAAAAGGACAAACCACTGGTAATCACATAAGACTATGGCAAAGAAACAAAAACGGAATAACCGGGGCATCATCACCGTCGGAGGCAATCTGACGCTTCCCGGACAAAAGAGACCGAATGTCATCGTGCTCACCCAGCCCAAACGGTTCGGCATCGACATCGCCGACTATATGACGGCCATACGCGCCGCCGAGAACGTGGACTATTCAAGGCGATACAAGCTATATGACCTGTATGCCGACATTCTCATGGACACGCACCTCACCTGCGTCATCGAGAAGCGGAAGAACGCCGTGCTCTGCTCCGACATCGAGTTCCGCCGGAATGGCAAGCCTGACGATGCGGTGAACGAACAGATTCGTTCCCCGTGGTTCAACCGGCTAGTCGGCGACATCATCGATGCCAAGTTCTGGGGCTTCTCCCTCTGCCAGTTCTACCGGGAGGGGGAGTGGGTGGACTACGACTTGATACCCCGTAAGCACGTAGACCCCGTAAGGCGGATTATCCTCCGTCACCAGACGGACATCGTCGGCCTGCCGTGGGAGAATTATTCCGACCTGCTGTTCATCGGCAGTCCCGACGACTTGGGGTTGCTGGCGAAGGCGGCGCCGTGGGTGATCTACAAGCGGAATACCACCGGCGACTGGTCGCAGTTCTCCGAGCTCTTCGGTATGCCCATACAGGAGTATGTCTATAACTCCGACGACGAGCAGTCCCGCCAGCGGGCGATAGAGGACGCCGCGAATATCGGAAGCCTCGCACAGTTCTTCCACGACGAGGACACCAAACTCAATTTTATAGAAGCCGGCAATAAGACCGGTTCGGCCGATGTCTACGAACGGCTCTGCGAACGGTGCAACAACGAGATTTCCAAACTTGTCCTCGGCAATACGCTGACGACCGAATCCTCGGAAAACGGCACGCAGGCTTTGGGTACTGTCCACAAAAAGGTGGAGGACAAGGTGGCCGAGGCTGACAAGCGGTATCTCCTCGACGTGCTCAATTACGACATGGCCGATATTTTCGCCCGCATGGGCATCGACACGGCCGGGGGGAACTTCTGTTTCCCGGAGAAGAAGGAGATAGACCCCACGGCGAAGGTCAATATCCTCACGCAGATCGCCCGGCAGTTCGACCTGCCGGTCTCCGACGACTACCTGTACGAGGAGTTCGGCATCGAGAAGCCGGCCGACTACGACCGGTTGAAAAGAGAGCGGGAAGAGGCGCGGAAAAGGGAAGAGGCCGCCGCTAAGCGGCTTCAACAGCAGCAACGGCAAAAACCGGAGGAGGAAGAAATAGAGGAGGAAGAGCCGGATCCGGAACCCGACTCCAAGCGCAAGAAATCCTTCCGCGACCGGCTGGCCCGTTTTTTCGGAAAAGCCCCGTCGGGCGGCGGGGCAGTTTTAGACTGGTAGTCGACCGCCTTTATGAGGCGAAGGAGGGTGAGGTCTCCTCGGGCTTCGAGTTCTCCGGCGAGGTGTTGCGCCGCGCCTTGCGGAACATATACGGCAAGAGCTTCCGCCCGATGACCGACATCGAGATTAACCTGTTCAACGAGATTTGCGACCGGATAAACGAGGCCGCCCGAAAAGGATTCGACGAGTCCGGGGCTGTGGATCCGGACGACGACTTCCGCGCGGCCATTCTGCGGAACAACGAGGTATTCGTGGCATTCAAGGTGCACCGCATGCAGAACGACATGGCACGCCTGCTGTTGGATTCGAACGGCAATCTAAAACCGTTCGAACAGTGGCGGAAGGAGGTGATGCCCATCGCCTCGCATCAGGTGGGGCAGTGGCTGCGTACCGAATATAACACGGCGGTCTTGCGGGCTCATCAGGCGGCCGACTGGCAGCAGTTCGAGAGGGAGAAGGACGTCTTGCCCAATCTGCGGTGGATGCCTTCCACCTCGGTCAATCCCGGGAAGGACCACATGGTATTCTGGGGGACAGTTCGACCCATCGATGACCCGTTCTGGAACGAGCACCGCCCGGGCGACCGCTGGAACTGCAAGTGCGACCTCTCCTCGACGGACGACCCGGTGACCGAAATCCCCGACTTCACGAAAAAGGACAACCCGCACCCCGGGCTGGATAACAATCCGGGAAAGGACGGCAAACTATTTTCCGACACTCACCCGTATATAGCGAATGCCTATCCGGGGGCGAAGAAGGCCGTGGAAAGACTCATGGGGAAATTGGATACTGTCCGCGAGGCGGAGGAAAGCATACGAGGCATTATTGAACAGATAGAAACCGGTTATACACAAGGGATCTCCGTAATAATAGGGAATTTGTCAGAAGATGTAAGACAATTCCTTCTTAAAAAAGGCATAGAGCTTCAAACGGACGAGGTGTACATGACTGATAAACAGATACAACATGCCTTGCGTACTGTAAAACAAAATGCCGGAAAGAGTGTAACAGCAGAGCAACTTGTAGCTTTTCCCTCGTTGATGGGAAAGTGTGAAGTCTATTGGGATAAGCAAAAAAGGAATATACAATTTATCACGCGTCAAGGAAACGAAGTACAAAAATTTGTGGTGGAACTGAATTACCGAACAAAGATATGGGGAGTAAAGAAAACAGTGAATGCCTTTATCACGGCTGGAATAATAGAAGAAAGGAATTTGGGAATGCAGAACATCATAAAAATAAAATAGCCCTTAACGGGTAGGATTCGAACCTCCGATATAAGGGCTTTCGCGCTTCCGCCTCCCGTGGCGGCATCACTAAGGACTATTTATAGCACAAATATAGCAGTTAATTATTAAATAACAAATAGATAGGAGAAAAAATGCCTGAAAAGTTTATGGAGAAGGAGCGCAAGGCGCTGGAAAAGTTCCTGCGCCGGGAGATGCCGGTCATCGCCGGGCGAATGGCCCAAGACCATTTTCAAAACAACTTCCGGTTAGGAGGCTTTGTGAACGGAGGACTGCACCCGTGGCCGAAGTCCAAACGGTTGTCATCGGGTGGAACAGGAGCTGCCGGCAATTACGGCACGCTGCTTTCCGAGCGGAAAGTCCTATTTAAATCCATCAAATACATACCGGCGGACTACCGGGTGAAAATATCGAACGATGTGGTCTATGCCCCCATTCACAACTGGGGAGACACCGTGCATCCTGCCGTGACCGACAAGATGCGGAAATGGGCTTGGCGACAGTTCTACAAGTCGGCCGGCATCCGGAAGAACGCGTCGAAAAAAACGAGGGCGTCGCGGTTGAAGGAAGCCGCCGCCAACCCGCAGGCACAGATGTGGAAAGGACTCGCCCTCACCCGGAAAAAGAAACTGAGCATACGCATTCCACAACGGCAGTTTATCGGGGAGAGCGAGGAACTCAACGAGAAAATAGAAAAGAAAATCACTGAAAAAATCTTCAACATTCTAACCTCATAAAATCATGGAAGAAATCTTTATCGCCATCATGGAGCAAATCGCCCGTGAAATGCCTGATCTGTCGCTCATCGACGAGGACTACGGCCAATTGGAAATGGGAGCAGACGAGGACCACTACCCGGTCACCTTCCCCTGCGTATTGATCGGGAACACCGATTCGAACTGGCACGACCTCGGCTACGGGGCACAGAACAGCGAGTCGTTCATCACCGTGCGCCTCGCCATCGACTGCTACCACGACACCAGTCACGCCTCGGGAACCTACGAGAAAGTACGCGAACGCCAGCAGACGGCGAACAAGCTGTACCAAACCTTGCAATGCTTGCAGTGCTCGGAGAACGCCTCGCCGCTCGTGCGGGAGAAAAGCCGGGAATATGCGCTGCCGGGATATATCAAGGTATTCGAGACGACCTTCTCGTTCACCCTGCACGACGAGTCGGCGATGGAGCCGTGACGCTGTAAAACGCAAAAGGGGTGACCGCCCGCAAACGGTCACCCCTTGTCTTATCCCCGGAACAAGGCTATCGGAGTCCTTTCGCCCGCAGCATCTCGAGCAGATCTCCTTCCTCCGGCATCATTTCCAATATCAGATTGCACAATCCCCAGATACAGTCGTGGGCGTTGTCCACTCGGTCTTTATCTATCGCCCCGATGGCATACACCAAGTCGCTCACACGCTCCAGCCAGTCGGCGGCCGGGAACATCGTGGGTATCTCCACCACGATCTTGTCTTTCTCGAACCGTACCATCGCTCAGCCCTCCTTCGTTTCGTTCGCGAACTCCAAAGCCAGTTGCAGGGTTTTTCGGGCTGTCGCCTCCGGGCTCAGGTCCGGGCGGCGGATTCCACGTTTTCGGTTTTCGCTCCCGTGCGACGTCAACGCGGCCAGCACGGCATAGCCCGTGCGGCGGCCTGTCAGCACCTCGTGCACATGGTGGCGGCTCACGCCGAAGAACTCGGCCACCTCGCGCTCGTCCTCCAACGTGACCCATTGGGGCAGCTCCGCAAAAAACGCTTTCAAGACCTCGTCCCGGTCTTTCGGCTGCAAACGGCGAGGGCGGGACACTCCCATGCGTTTCCCCGACAACAGGCGCAATATCGCCTCGTCCACCATAATGCTGAACTCCGGACTGAGCCATTGCGCGAAACGCAAGGCGATGCGGTAGTCTTTGCACCATGTTCCTTGATTCTCGGGCCTTCCACCGTTCCTAACTTCCACAAGGTCAGCCGTTAGGCATTTCTGCCCAACGCTTATCGCCTTGATATAACGTTTAGCCTCCTCTGTTCTTAGCCAATCTTTGGGGATTTTCCCGAAAGGCTTTGCCATTTGTGTGAGATTGATACTTGCGTTTCCGCTGAGGATTTCCGCGGCGAAGCGACTTTGGTTCACTTCCACCATTTCAAGGCGCAGGGCCTTGTTTTCTTGATTCTTGTTCATAATTGTAGAATATATTTAGCATGTGGCCCAAAAAATAACGGTGTGCCACTTCCCGCTGCTAAGTCTATTCTACATGACCGACCGGCCATTACAACCGTGTCACGGGGTTGGCACACCAAAATATGTCTTTAAGGCATAAAAAATGCCCATACGCAATGCGTTGGACGGTAGTACCGTCATGTAGAAAATAAACTCAGCACCGCAAACATACGAATTATTTTTCAAAGACCATACATTTCAACAAAAAAATAGCGATGCGCCACTTCCCGTCGCACTAAGCCATAACTACTGGACTTGCCAACGCCATTACAGCGCAGGCACGGGGGTTGGCACACCGCTATATCTTGAACAGTTCGAGCTGGGAGGCCGTCAGCCGGGGAACTTTCACCTTAGGCAGGGGCTTGAAGTCCTTGTCGGTCCCCTCACGGGACTTGCGCCGGATAATGGCCATGATACGCTCCTCGGAGATAAAGAACTCACGCTCCGACAGAATGCGCAGCGCGTCGTCGAACCGCAACCGCTGCACCTCGGTCCAGTAATAGTAACGACGGCACAGCGCCTCGTCCCTCAGCCTGATCAGTTCTTTGTCTCTCCCTTTGCCCATACTGCAAATATAATTGATTTTCACCCGCTTTTATTACAGGAAGTGCCGATTTTTTCACATTTCGGCACTTCCTGTTTAAGGGGTCAACGCTTTTCGACCGGTTTCCCGGCCTCCTCCGATTTTACGACTCGGTCATGCCCAGCGGTATGGGCCTCCACATGCCGTTCCTGTCTTTCATCTCGGCGCGGATAAACTGCTTGCTCACCTCCGGCTGGTAGCTCTCCTCGATAATGCGCACACCCTCCATGAACCGTGCGTCGCCGGTATCTTCGGCCACCTTGCGCAGCTGCACGATACGGCTGGCCTTTAACGTGCCTTTGGCGTCGCGGCTCAACAGCCGGAACACCATGTTCACCAATGCCTGCGTCTTTTCGTCGTTGGCCAGCGAGGCGATGTACTCCTTCACGATGGCGATTCCGTCCTCTACCGTGTCCCGGTAGCCGTCCGTCACATACACGCCCAGAGTGATGCGTTTGTCGCCTGCGCTGTTGGTGAAGGTATGGCTGCGTTGGTCGTTGCGCATCTTCGTTTTAAACAGGTCGGACTTCATGGCAAGTATAGCCTTGAAATTGTCAAGCACCTTCTGTTTGCTCTCCTTGATCTCCTCGCTGATACCCAGCAACACGGGAATGGAGTTCTCGATCTCCTCGTCCACCATCTGCCTGTACATTTCCCGGTCGGCTTTGGCCTTCTCTTCGGCCGCTTTTCTCGCTTTCGCCTGTTGGAAAGCCTCGAACTCGGCCTTTTCCTCTTCCGTCATGAACACGGTCTGTTTGCTTCTCTCTTCCATGATTCTAATTGTTTTTTAGGGTTAGTCACTGATAATCTTGTTGCTTTCTAAAAGGGTCTTGAATGCTTTGTCCCGCGCGGCCTTCGTCTCATACACTCCGTATGTTTTCCACCCTCCGTTGTGCTTTGTGCTGATTTTGATTCTCGGATTCGGATAGTCGTCTTTGCGGATAATGGTGAAACCGGCCGCTTTCACCTTGTTCTGGTCGTTCAGGGTCATGCATCGTCCTCCTCGTAATTTTGCATTTCAGGCTCTTGACAGACCAATGCCGCCTCGTACTGCTCGTAGGTCCATTCGTTGATGTCGCTGTAAAACTCCTCCCGCTCTTCGGCCGACAGCCACGTCGCCGCTTCAAGGAGTTGGATTTTAATCCCGTCAAGGATTTTTCGTGCTTCTGTTTTCATTTCTATTAGTTTTTAGGGGCGTTGGGGTCTATGATTACATAGACGGCCCGGCCCGGTTGTTTCACTTCGTGTTCTTGTCTCTTTTCCGTTTCCTTCACTTTCAGCCCTCCCTTCCGCTCGATGGAGCGCAGCTTTACGGCCAGTTGTTCCAGTTCTTCGGTATCGAGCCGGCCGAAAGGCTTGCCGGCGATCCGGGGATTCAGGCAAAAATCGTTGACCCTTGCCCAGTCCGTGGTGTCGATGCCGATTTTCTGCATGAGTTTCAGACATACGCTTCGGCGGAACCGCAGCTCCTCGCGCAGTTTCTTTCGCCATTCGTCCTGCCCGGTCAGCTGTTCCAGAGCGGCGCAGCACTCGTTGTACTCCGCCCGGGTCATCTCGCGCAGGCTCTCGGTGCGATTCCGTGTATATTGCCTCACGATCGAGCGCTTGAACTCTTCCCGGTCGCCGTAATAGGGCACTTTGCCGAACAGGGCGTAAAAACGGGCGAAATTGGTTACTTCCTGTGCCATGTTCATTCCTCCAATCTATCGGCGATTGCATACATCGCCCAACTCACCATAATAACTTTCACATCGTATCTATCCCTTTCGTCGAGCGAGTCAACCTTGACAACCACCGGTTCCTTAACCATAGCATTCCACACCTCTTCCGCCGTTTCTTTTTCCTCCGGACTTTTCAGTGTCATGATCGACTCAAAGTCTTCCCGGTCAAACTCAAATACGACCTGCACCTTTTGTTTTTCTTCCATAATTCAAAGATTAAACTGGTTTTCGAACAACACTTCGATGCCGCACGAGCTGGCCACGTCGAGCTCGAGCTTGGCGCCCTTCGACAGCTCCCAGCCTCGAAGCATGTAGATATAATCACAACCGAGCAGCAGGGCGATGTCCGCCCGCATGTGCTCCCGCCAATGCGCCTCGTCGGGCAGCCCATTCTTGAACGGGTTCACGGGATTGTAGCCTTTCAAGGCAAGGAATCGTTCCGCATTTCCAAAAGCCGCCTTGCGCTCTTCCAAGTCATAATGGGCTATCGCCCCGCTGATGTACACTTTCTTGTTCATTTTTTTCTGTGGTTTTTTCGTTCGTAAAACTTGTTCAATCGTTCGGGCGCTACCACCCTGTAATTGCACATGCCGCAGCATCGCCCCGTTTCTTTCACCGGATATGGGTTATGCCCGTATCCGACGAACTCCATGCCGCAAATGCAGCATCTGTTTTCTTGCGTCTTTTCCATGATCATACTATTTCAAATTGTACTACAAAATCATATTCTCTCCGCAGACGGCGAACCTGTGCGATGTTGTCCGGCTCGCTGCCGTAGGGCAGGTAAACACAGCGTTCTCTCGTGTTGACTTTCACGCCCTTCTTCCGGAGCCTATACAGCAGGTTCTTCCGGCGCATTCTCTTTTTGTCCATCTTCCATCCATGTTTTGGCGGCGCCTTCCTCCCATATTGTGTAGGGCTCGCCCGGTTGCTCCATAAACCGACTCTTGCACCACGCCTTGAAGCCGCTCACCATGATTTTGACATCGGCATCGTATTCCACCTTTCGGGCCGTCCTGCCGGCCGGGTGCATTCCCTCGGCATGGCTGATGAAAACGAACAGCTTTTTGGGATGCCGCTCCTTTAATTCTTTGTAAGCAGGGTAGCTCAACCCGCTATATTGGAAACTGTCTATGATCACCACTCTGGGACTGCCCCTTCGTTTCAACCGTTCCTCCAGTTGATCGATCGGTTCCCGGTCGAGAATCAGCAGCCGCTTGCGTACCTCTTCCATTCGATGGCGTTTCAATGACATTTGCAAAGAGAGCCCCGTGCTCTCCTCCAAACTGTCGTATATCACCTTGTCGAACGCACAAAGGTATTTGGCCAGTTGCATGACAAAAGAGCTCTTGCCGTTCCCGCTCGACCCCCAGATGATCCACACCCCGCTCTTGGCAGGTCGGCCGATGGAGACGAGCCACTGCCCGGTGAACTCGTAACAGGGTATCTTCATGTTAAGCACCTCTTTGGGGCTGTACGCTCGTTTCAGTTTCATGGCTTGGCTCTATTGATACGACCCTATATTGTAGAAAATTGAATATGATATACGGATAAAAGGATATGGGGGGCAATTGTCCGACACGGATTTTCCGAAAAGGAATATATGCGTCTTTCCATATTTCATTCTGGAACGGACCGGATTCTTCGACAATCCCGTCTTCGTTTACCTTAAACCACAAGATGTCCTGACCTCTATCCTCTAATGTTATTTTCGTCATCATATCTGCGCCCTCCTCAATTTCTCGATTTCGGTATATACCCGGCGAAGCCCTCCGCCGGTAAGATTTACGATCCGGGCGATGTCCGAGCCCTCCGGGGCGTTCATCTTCGCCACGATGGCGGCCTGCGCCCGCAGGAATTTCTCGCGCTCTTTGGCATCGTCGGGGGTCACCTTGCTGTATGTGTCGCCATACCGGCTCAACATCTCGGTGTAGCCCACCTTCTTGCCCTCGATGGCCCGGTTTATCTTCTCTTTTAGGCCGTCCGCACCCATCATGTACCATGCGCAGCAGCGTTCGGTGGCGTTCCACAGGGCTTTCAATTCCAAAAAAGCCTCGTACTGCAAGTCCCCAGCCTCGTCCAGCACGATAAGCGGGGTGTCTATCGTGCGCAGGTAAGCCACCAGATCCTCGTAGACGTCGCCGTAACGTCCGTAACTGCTCACGCCGAACTCTTTGGCGATATACCGTATCAGTTTGAGTTTCGTTTTCACTTGCGAACAGTCCACATACACGGCGTTTTTGTGGTTTTTGACGTACACCTTCGCCGAGAAGGTCTTCCCGATGTTGGGCATGTCGCACAGAATGGCGCTCAGTCCACTCTCCTGACACATCTCCAACTGCTTGCTGATAAACGCATAGGTCGGGGTCTTGGCCGCCGTCCACGGCATTTCGGCCCGCAGTTGCACACCCAGCCTCCGGGCGATACCCACCCAGTTGGCGTCGCTCACTTGTTTTTCATAATTTCCTCTTTTGATGGAGTTGTACACGCTCGGAGAAATACCCAGAGCCGTCGCATGGCGGTTGTCGCTGGGATAGTTCCCCCGGTCGGCGGCTATCGCCTCCGCAATCCGTTGTTTCAATTCGTTCGTTATTTCCATATTGAATGCTGTTTGAATGTTTTTTTAATATCGTTAGAGTTTGGACATGGCGTCTCTTTCGAAGGACGACACATTGAGGTATGCCGAATAGTCTTCCGTATCGTCGGCGGGCTGCGTCTCCACCGCCTCGGCTTTTACGGTGGATACCGTTTTCGAGGCCTCTTTGCTCAGGATTCCCAACGGCTTGATTTTGCCCTCCTTGATCATCTTGTCGAACTTGGCTACATATTTTGCCTGTTCGGTATAAGCCTCGCGGTCGGCCTCGGTCTGCTCGGCCGTGTTCTCGTTATACCGCGGGGCAGGCTTGCAGGCGGCGAGATACCGTCCGTTCTGGTAGATATACACCTCGTCGATGTTTCCGTCGCTGTCGGGCAAATAATAGGCTTCAACCTTGTAGTTACGGGGTTCGAGCCGGGCGATGACTTCCGGGTCGGGAAGGCGGAAATCCTTGTATTGTACCTTGAAATAGCTGTTGTTCCGTATGGTCGTGTTCGTGTGGAAGCCGATATACCGGTAAAGCACGGCCTTGTCCCACGGGCGGAGGTTCGGGTTCTGCATTTTGCAGAATACGTCCCAGCGGGTCATGCCGGGGTATCGCTTCTGATTCGGGTGTAGCTGGTTGTTATACTCGTCGATGGAGCGAATGTCGTCGGCCACCAGTTCGTCGTAGGTATAGCTCTTCACCTTATAGGTGTCGTTGTACTCGTCATATACTTTCTCTTCCTTCGGACGGTTCGCTTCCAGACGGGCCCACCAGCGGCCTATGCCTGCCTGCGAGCGCTTCTCCACGCCGTATTTCTTCTGGCGGTTGAAATGTTCCGCCCGCTTTTCCCGGGAGTTGCCGGGGTTACACCACCGTATCAGCGGGAACACCGTGCCGGCCTGCATCAGGCCGTCGGCGAAGTCCTTTACCAAGTGGTGCTCCACTTCCAGCTCCGCCGGTATGTACATGCCGTTGCGGTCAAGGGTCCGGAACATGTTGCGCATGCAGTCGAGGAATAGTTCGGCGGTTTTCAGCCGGTTGTAAGCGTAGCCCACCACGGCGCCGCTCACCACATCGTATGCGTAGTAAGCCTTTACCCGGTTGCCGTCCTTCATCGGACGAGGGAGGTCACGGTCGTCGAGGGAGATCTTGCTGAGCGAATAGGCTCCCGTGTAGCGTAAATGGTACGGACGGTAGGCGTTGTTGAAGTCCCATTGGCTCATGTGATGTTTCGCCCTCAACGCCTTGTTCTTGGGATTGGTCAGATAGTTCGCCACCGTCTTGGGACTTAACACGATCGGGTTGCCGTTTTTGTCTGTAAAATCGGCCGGGTCGAGTATCTCGCCCGTTTCCGGGTCAAATAATTCGCATTCTCCTTCCAGAAACAGGTTGTATTGTTCCCATACCGTCGTGTTATAGGGCTGTTCCGGTTGGGCGTCTATCGCCAGCAGCACCCGCTCGATGCCGTAAGTCACCTTGCGACGGTTCTGGTTCATGAACTTTCCGCTGATTAAGCTCTCATATCCCTGAGCCTTGAAATCCCACACGCGCCTCTTGAAGCGGTTGGCGCTTATCGGCAACGTATGCCCGAATTCGATTTGATAGTAACTGATCGCCCCCGCCATCTCGCCCCAGTTCACCGGGCCGCCCTTCATGGCTCTGCGCATCAATACCGTGTCGGCCATCAGCTCCAATACACTCTCTATCACCGAGGCGTTCACCGTGTATTCCTGTATGCGTTCCGGAGGGAGCGTGTTACCGTTGTCGAAACGGAATCGGGAGTAGAACTCCCGGGCTTTCGGGTCGATGTGGAAGTGGCTGCCGAACCAGTTCCTGAGAATATCGTCTTTCATGTCCCCGTATTTCAGCTTTATCCTCTCCTGAAATCGCAGGGGAAGGGTGGCCACTTCTATCAGTGCATAATTCCCGAGTCCTTTCCCTTGACGGACTACATTGATTTGTCCCCGGGCCGCCAGTTGCTTATAATTAGCCTCTGACATGATGGGTGCAAGTTCTTCCTCGGAAAGCATCGACGGATGTACATCTTTCAACGCACGACTTCTGCTGTAGTCGCCCTTCCCATCGATGATAACGGGGCGGTCGTCGTATGTCAGATCGTGGTACGATATGCACAATATCTTTCCGTAGTATTCCATATCGCCTCCTCTTACAACACGGCTGCCATCTGTTCCACCTCGCTCTGCAACTGCATGAGGCTGCAAACGTTCAAATTCTCGTAATTCTCTTTCAGCCGGTCGTCCACGAACACGGATACATTCCCGGTCTCCCTGTGCGCCACTATCTTTACACGTGACCCGAATCTCTGGGTCATCGTTTTTTCTCCTTCTTCGTAGGAAGTCTCGCACTTCGGTGCATAGCCGTCTGTCAACTTGCCGCCGCGTTGCAGGGCGAGATGGCGTATCCGCCGGGCTTGGTCGCTGTTGCGCTGGAAGGTCAATGCCTGCCATACCGCTTGGCGGGTACAGTTGAATGTTTTCATCAAGAAGGACTTGGTCTCGTTGTCTGTCAATATCTGCTTTCTCATTTGTCTGTTTATTTGGGGTTTATTATATTTGCGATTGTTTACAATAACTACATCATGAAACCGTCCGGAAAAACTCCCAAGAAATGGAGATTGAACTATGTGATTACATACTTGGATGCCGAAAAGGCAAATCGGTATCGCCAGTTTGTCCTTGACACCCTAATCAGTGCCGCGACATTGCGTAGAATTGACTACGCGATAGACATCGAAGCCCCATTGTTCGACGAAATTCACGATAAATTGCATACGCCTTTTCAAGGATTTGTCGCCGACCTTGTTCGGTTTCGTTCTTCTTCGAACTCTTTATCCTCGATAAAGGAGTTCCGAGCGATAGTCGACGGCCTGTTTCAAGACTATGACATCTTTTTTCGGGGTGATCCGTTCGAGGTTCAGAGTCAGCTCCAAAAATTCCTGAAAGAGGATCCTTTCCCGGAACAGTTCTGTCGCCCGCTGGCCTATCCGTATACGGAGTTCCATAACAGGAAAGAATCAACTCTTTGTATAACTGAGGAAGCTCTTCAAAAGATAATAGACGATAAAGAGGGTTCCCCGAAAAATTCTCAATGGCTTTCATAATCAAAGGCTGTCAATGGCTTTGGTTCGCATTCCTTCTTCGTTCAGAATCTCGTAAAGCCGGGTTCCCTTTTTCAGTTCCTCGCACAACACCTGTAATGCCTCCTCGCACACGCACGACAGGTTCTCGACGACGCGGCAGGTGTCCGAGTCGTTTCGCTCGTCCTCTGTCAGGATGCTCTTGATAAGCTCCAGCGTCTGGTCGGCGACATTCTGCATGTGTGTCACGTTGCCGATCAGCGTGCGCAACTTCTGTTTGATCCGCGCCTCCATTTTTGTTGGATTCATTGTTGCTTTCATAACTTTAAGTTTTAATGGTTGGATTTTGTGGGGCATGGGGAATCGAACCCCAACGCAAAAACCATTGCCCCGTGTGTCTTTCCACACCGTCCGCCCGTCTCTTGACGCCTTCCGGGCTGTCACGCTCGATTTTTTATTATCCGGCGACATTCTCGTCTTTACCGATAAAGTCAAGGAACATGATAAACTTGCTGCGTAAATCCCGGATAAATTCCAGTTCTAAAATATGGGCAAGCTGGGTAGTGGCGCCGGTAGTATTTAATCGCAATTTTTCGCCAAGCAGGGTATTGGTAATGTTATTCACTTTATTTACCAAATATGACCGGATATCTTCAAGGCTTCCGGAGCTTACCACGGCTTTCAACTTGCGGTATTCGGAAAGTTCAAGCTGTACTTTATACATATCTTCCGCATGATCCATAAAAAATGACTCATAATCCTCATTCATGATTCGCGTATAGTTGTCGGCCTCTTCCAATAGGCCATCGATACGGCATTTCACCCGTTCGGCTACAAAATCCCGCTTTTTCATCATCGTTTCTTGATTTTCCATCGTCTCACTTGTTAATAATAGGTTTCGGTTCATATTCTTTAATCTCTGACACTCGTTAATTTCAAGCCAATTTTGTATATTTGGCCGCTGTTTACTGATTAAACACTTTGCAAATATACAAAAGATTTCGCCACATGCAAACAAAAGAGCAAAAAATATCGCCAATAAAACAAAGAATTTTGCAATATGCTGCTACATTAGGCATCAGCAAGCGCGATTTTTATACCAGAATAGGAGTGTCAAGAGGGACCCTTGAAAGTGCAACAGGTATAACCGAAGATGTTATGGCGAAATTTATCGCCACATATCCAGATGTTAATCCAGAATGGCTCCTAACTGGACATGGGAATATGCTCAAATCTGTAACAGTTAATCCTACTGCTACCAATACACCTATACCGGAAGATAATATCGATCGACCCAAAGCCCGCCCTTTAACAACGATATGGGAAACCACAAACGTAAAGCCCATTCCTTTGGTTACTGAAACAGCTGCGGCTGGCTTTGGTAACGGTCTCCTCTCTATTGAAGAAAAAGATGTAAAAGAGTACTACGTTATACCCAAGTTTCGCTATTGCAATGTGGATTTCATGATTGAAGTATCCGGTCTTTCCATGTACCCGCATTTTAACCCCGGAGACGTGATAGCTTGCACTATACTCAAAGACCGAAAATTCCTACAATGGAATAAATGTCACGTCATTGCTACACGAGAGCAAGGTATTCTCGTGAAACGGCTTATGCCGAGTACAAAAGATGGTTATATTACAGTAGTGTCCGACAACAAGGAATATCCGGCTTTCGATGTACCGTTCGATGAGATAACAGGTCTCGCCCTTGTCATTGGATCTGTCGGCCTCGAGTGAACATAAACGCACAACACATTGATAAAAACACGTACATCGCGCAACGACGCACAAAAAATGACACGCACACGTTTTTTTAATGGAATGCAAGCGAATATTTATTTTAATACACTAATGGTCAATTATATATAACAATTTTGTGATTAAAAATAAATGTCGTTTTTCCTCCTTGAAAATGGTAAAAAACGGGACTTATTTGCATTTTAGCACCTTTTTATATTTTGGGGTATACGTTAATAATAGTTGTTTTGTAACCCTAAACGTAACCCTAAACTTAATAAAATTGTAACCCTAAATAGTAACCCTAATTGTAACCCTAAATCAAAATGGACACAAAAAAAGAGGGCGATCAGCCCTCTCTGTCAGCATTCAAAGGAATAACGCTCGAAAGCCATTCGACAGGCGTTATTATATCGTTCTAATCGTCAGCCTTTCTACCGCCCGAAATGAGCGTAGATTGCTTGATTATAGCCCTTTTCGTGCACACCGTGCCATTCCCGGACAGCCCGGCATGGAGCAGGTAATTCTTCGTCGCTCCCACTTGTTCAGCCGTCAAAACCGTATATACCGCCGATATACTGCTGAAATACCAGTCCTTTTGTTTCGTTCCGCCTATATTATGCAACAAATGCACATGTATTACCTTTGCCATATCGCAATTTTTATACCTACAAATATACTAAATAACTATTATTTGGAATAAAATAGATAATATAATTTGAGATAAATCAAAAAAAAACGGCAGCGAAACCGCCAAACCACCTTCTCCCGATCAGTGCACCCCATGACGCTGATGGAGCGGACACAGCCATAAAAAACACACTTATAAGCCCATTTGAGCAATACTCACGACCCGATGTAAAGATATGCCCCCCCCCAAAAGCCTTTTTCCCCTCGTTTTTGTAAAAGTCATGTAAAGTTTGTGTAAAAAGAAAACCGCTTCGAATTTCCGACCCATTTTTTACCCAACCCTTTAACCCCCTATAAATAAACGCTTTTCGCCTCATTTCCACCAACTCTCAAAAAACCGCTTCGAATTACGCCCCATAGTTATCAACTTGGATTACACATTTACCTTTTGACACAAAGTCGGCCATATATACGCCGTCTTTCTCTTGAAAACTGATATTTTCCATAATTATCTAATTAAATTGATGACTCTCCGAATATATTGTTGACCCTGCTTTGTGAAGTGATAGTCTCCTCTTGCCGTATCTGTTCCAATGTAGCCTGCGCGTCATTGCTATAACCTGCCTGTTGGATAGATTCAAGCTGAGACATGACTGGTTTTCCGCCATTAAGTTTCAATAAGCGATCTGCTGTGGCATCTTCATCTTGTTGTATGAAGGGGGTAATGATATGTTCAATCTCTATATTATCAATTTCGCTTGCCCATGATGTATTCATGTGCTTTAAAAATTCTTTGATGACACTTGCCTCACGTTCGAAAAGCTCAATCCATGAGCCGCTTTCGTCTCCAACCTTTAAGTGTGCGTCAGTCAAAAGCATTTGTCTAGCATCGTAACCTATGTTACCCAAAGACTTCATGTTGTCAAAAGAAACGTCAGGCATCTGCGATTGCATCCAATAGAGTTTAAGCAGGGTTTCCACGTGATACTTCAATGCTTCGATAGATTGCGACCATGATACATACGATACGTCTCCATTATATTCCACACGGTAAACTCTACGACTTTCTCCCTTATCTTCTCCACCTTTTATACCTCCGGCTATTTTCAAAATTGGGGCTGAATTATAGGCAATCACGTCGGAGTTGCGAGAAAGTGTATATTCCAATTCTTTGCGAATACGAGTTAATCCGTGGTATATAGGTATAGGTCTAAATGCGTATGCACCGGGTATTTTCATTAATCGTATTTGTTCAACAGTACCGACAGGTTCCCAACCTTTACCATTTTGTTTCCATTTATAATGTTTGTCCGATGTGTATGTCTCAAAATAAGTAATTTCTTCGTCCTTTACCTTTTTGGTGTATTCAAAGGACATTGCAAGCATATCGTCAAGCTCGTCGATCAATGGATATAGTTTTACTCCCTCCATTGGCGAGTATGTTTTGCATTTTAGCTTATACTTACTATTAAAACCATATAATGTATTGGTCTTTTCTACTACGTACCAAATTGTGAAAATTTCGCATGAGGCGAAATACGCATTTGCACGTTTAATATTTTCTGTATCGATTCGGGCATACTTGTAAATTGCCTCTATAGCCTTTGCTATCTGTTGGCGGACTTCAAATCCTTCTGTGTTGTGGTAGATACGTTTTACAGGAATGGCAAACATGAACTCAGTCATACGCTTTGTAAGCAGCTTTTCAAGGCCAATGTAAATGCGTGATGCTTCTTCTTTTGTCCCGTCTTTGCGTATTTTATCTTTTCGTGTTATAGTATCTTTGGCTATTTCATGGAATGATGGTTCATACGCTTTAATAAGAAATTCCCATGAAGGAACACAAACGGATTTTCTTTTTAAGTCATTGATAATATTATCAACGGGTCGGGCACTGTTTAATATAGCGGTTATTTCGTCCATAGGCTTGTTTCGTATTACTTCATACGATTTTTTTTCAAAAATAGTAAAAGTGAATGAATTTCATATACTTTTAAACTATATTTCACACAGTATGTAGTCTACTGTATTTAGTCGCCGTATCTTATCTAAAATAGGAGATATGATACAATCATATGGTGAAGCAGGTTCAATATGACCCTCGCTGTATCTTATCTAAGTAATGGGATATGATACATCACCGTCCATAAAATAATCCTTCAATCCCGTGCTGTATCTTATCTAAGTAATGGGATATGATACATCATAATCACTGTAAGTTCAACATATCCAATTTTATTAAGATAGTTCAGTAGTGGAAAATCCCTACCGTTAAGGGCGTACAGCCGCCCCGATGTTCAAGTTTATTATTCCTGCTTAATTAGATGAGCAAGCTCTATCTCCAAGCATTTGTTCATTACTCGTTGGGCATCGATGATGTTCTTGTGCCTGTTATTGAGTTGTTTTAGGACTTGGTTTTGCATCTCTACATTTTCTTTTTCCACTTCTCCTTTTTCAATCCGTTCCAGCAGGTCTGCTATGAAATCTTCCATATTCACATTCCCAATTTGCTGGAATACAACTTTCTTTTGCAATACATTCTCCATGATTTTATCATTTTATAGTTAGATTTATATTATTCATTTTGGCTTTATATTCTATCTTAGTTTTAAGCCCGTAGTATGACCAGTTACGCAAGACGAAAGGTATACCCTCTGTGTTTTCCTCTTTTGCATCTTTTTCACGTTGTATTTGGTTAAGTAGAATGATCTCGTCGCAACGGTTGTTTACGGCGTAATTAACTAACATACGACTGTATGTGTGTAGTTTTGTGTCAACATAGTGTTTCTCTTTTTCGTGGAAGTGTTTGAGAGCCTGAACTTTTCGTTTGCGTCCCTTCCCTCCTGTGGTGTATTTGTTCTCGATCTGGCAACGTTTGAGGGATTCCTGTATTTGACGACGACGATAGTTAAATTCTTCTTTCGTGCCTATTTCATATAACTTCATTTTGTCGATGTCGTTGTTTACCTTATCGGAAACAAAACAACAGATTGGGTTGAATACTCCAAGAAAAGCATACAATTTTTTACCCTTTATAGGGCTATTTTCAGATTTGGGAATATCTACACATAATAGTAAGAATGTTTTTCCATCATTTATCTGTATGGAAGATGTTACCATCTTATATTCTCCTTTTAGTATACGTTCGACAATTACACGGTTGTTGCTTCTATCCCTACCGAACCGCATTTGAAACGGTATTCCAATGAGTGTAAAGAAACACCCGTTTTTCGTGAGTCCATCTCTTGAGATGTATTCTTCAAAACGCATATTGGTAAATCTGTCAGCTTTGAAAGGGACAGGCATGTTGCTTTTATAGCTACGTAGTGACTTATCCCATGTTCCTCCATTTTTTTTGTCATCTTGATACATCTTTCTGACGTTTTGAATGACGCATGACACCATTCCCATATCAGCACTTCCTTTGAATGTTTGACTCGCTACAACATATGGTGCATTATCACGTGAAGATTTATCTCCTTTTACTCCGAGAAACGTAATAATTTCCTTATCTGTGTCGGATAGGTAGGGCATCGTATTATCTAGCGCAAAGAGATGAGAAGCGCACATGTTAGCTACTTTAACAGCTATATTGCGGTTATCGTATAGTTTTTTCAAATATAACTTCTTCAAATCTTTGTCACTTTCGCAAACAAATATTTCTATTTTTCTTGTTATTATCATAGATGATTACCTATTACTTACTGATTTCAAATATTTTTACATGATTTGGTTTGTAATACATTATCAGTAATTTTGTTACCTGTACTATCAAATACTTCTATAGTTGGTCTACCTCCGTTATCAATAGGAGAAATAGCCTCTGATGTTTCATATAAAGTTTCTCCGTCTGTAACCATTATCTGCTTGTCATCTTCAAAACAAAGTACATCTTCACCTCCCCATGATTTTATTATTTCTAACGCTTCTTTATAACTTTCTGCTTCGATAGAAAACTGAGTACGCTCCCAACATGTTACTTTGCGGTCCTGATAAAAATCAAATGTTTTCATTGCTCTTATGTAATATATCTTATTTTATTTCACTTATTGTAAGTTCTGGATATTCTGCGCCTCTTGCATTTTCCAAAAAAATCATTGTGTTGCAAAAATCAACTGCTTCTTCGTATGTTTCAAACTTAAATGTTACACTTGAACCTTTCTTTGATACTTGGTATTTCATCGTTCTTGTCTTTTAATTGTTAGTAATATTGATTTGTTTTAGTATTGTAAAGATACTCATTATCAGCGAGTTAACAAAATATTCACAACCTTATTTTGCTCATAATCAAGAGTTTAACTTTTGGTAACTTTGCAGTTCCCATTTATATCCTGCTTCGTCCCATTATAAAATCTCATCATGTTTATTCTTGTATTAATTTTTTGCTTAATATTTTTCTTTTTGAGTTGTTCACCCCACTGATAGGCTTCCTCAATGACACTCTTGCAATGTTTCTTCTCCCAATTCTCGCAGAAAGGATATGACTTGTATATACTCTCAATCATATTTCAAATAATTTTTTATAACTCATATTTTACTCTTAATTTTCATCAAATATGCTTTCGATTTTTTCGTTCACCCTGTCACATGTATCTCCAAAGGAAATGGCAAAAGATTCGTCGCCTACACGGTCTATGATGGATCGCAGGTCACGGGCGATGTGGTTGAACGCCCGCAGTTCTTCCAGCATAGGAAGGGTAACAGTGCCGTCGTATTTTTTCAGTAGTGAGAGCAAATCGACAGCGGAGGATTCTGCAATGTCGGCCAACACGGGAATTTTTCTCAGGAGGCGATTACATTTCTCTTTGTCCTCTTTGCTCATGGTGTCGGTGATTGTTTTTGCCGGGACTTGCTCACGGGTTTGCAGGAGTCGGTCGTATTGTCTTCGCAAGTTGTCAAACAATGCGAAGTCTCCCCTTCTCAGAGCCTTCTCCATCTTCCGGCTGTACTCCTCTTTCAATATTTCAATGTTCATATCAGGACAATTTTAACTGTTCAACTTTATTTTCAATCTTAACTATCTCTTCAATGATTCGTTTCATTATTTATTGTCTTATATAATTTTATAAGGTTTATAAAATAAAAAAGCTATCTCAAAATAAAATTTGAGATAGCATCGAAAAAAAAGGAAATCTGCCCGTAGGCAGCTCTATACCTAAAAAAGAGGGTAATTATACCTTTTTATATTTCCCTTTAAGGTCGGTTTCATAAACATCTACGACCTTATCGGCAAGTACACTAAGATCTCTTGACATGCTACGATTCCTCGGTGGATAGCCTTTATGGAATTTTACTACATTAATTTTTGTCATATTGTCTTTAACAAACCTTATTGCTTCTGAATAATCGTAGTCTCCACTGACAAGAATAATTTTATCACATTTTTTACCAACACTAAGGGAAATCATTTTCACAGCTAGTGAAATATCAACTCCTTTTTCACCAACATAAGTATGTTTATATGGATCAATTTTTAAAACTCCTGTTTTAACCATTTCTATATTATCATGTTCAAGACATAATTGATCGTAGGCATATTCTATATTGGCAAATTTCTCCTTTTGCTTTTTAATCCATTCCAAAATTGAAGAGCATTCACTATTCACACTATCTTGTACTGTCTTAGGTATAGCGGAAAATTTACCATTTTTATAATTTTCAAGATGGGTCCTATATTTCTTGTATACAATTGAATTACGAATATTGGTTTCCGTATAATACGTATCAAGTATTTTGGCTGGCCTGAACCAATAGGCTCGTATAAGTTCTTCTCCGGCATCAATCATTGAATTGAATAATACCGTCCAATCAACTTCTTTCTCTATAATACTCATCTCTTGCAGACTATAATACAGGTTCTGCCCATCTACTAAAACTACTACTGTCTTTGCCATAAATGAAATAATAAAAATAAAGAAAGCCATCCCACAATAGATGGCTTAGTATAAATCTGGCATAATGCCCATTGTAATCGCGCTTAATGCGCATGTTCAAGGTTCAAGGTAAAACCCTTAAATTTTCATATCAAACGATATGACGTTGCAAATATACGTATTCCAGTTAATAAAACAATCATTTTTAATGACTTTATTTGTTAAAATATATATATCAGATTTATTCGTCTTACATAATTATTTCAATATCAACTCTCTTGGTTCTTTATCCTCCCATTTTACTTCTGGGAATAAACTGTCACTTAATACAACAACAATAGTCTTGTTGTCTTTAAATCCCCATGTATATTTACGCTTAAATGGTTTAGTTGAGTACATAAACAATTTTCCACTTTCGTCTCTTGCTATCCACATAACTTATTATTTTTTATTTCGTTTCCAAATAACTTTTTTAAAGAATCCTCTTTCATGTAATTCCAATATACCAATTACTATCCAAGTTATTGGGCTAAGAACTATCAAGAAAAGTGCAACGAATAAATCACCGACAGTGAATTTACCGTCACACCTCATAATATAAATTGTAAGGATTAAAGTCATTATCACACTGAATATGCAGTATATTATAGCCCATGTCATAGTTACTCCTCCCACTCGATTTTAATTGTACATAAATACGATGGCGGACAATTACTTACGGCTTCTTCTCTGTTAGGAAATACGCCAACAGCTAATGTATCTCCATAATTATTTTTGCACAAGTTAACCCACCCCTCTTTCTTTTCAGGGGACATCATAAGGTTAAGATTATTATCATGCTCATCACATACACCATCAATATCATACTGATACGCATTTTCTTCTGTATCACAATTTATAATAGCAACAATTGGAAAGTTTTTATTGTTTAAATCAAAGCAAATAATCCTTGCCTTTCTACCATCTCTCGTGCAGACTGGTTTGCCTGCTTTGGCTGCTTCAAGGTCAAATTCTTTTAAGTTCAATTTCTTTTCTTCCATATCTTCTTTGTTTTGTTTGATTTCTATACTTATTATTTTTTCATGCCAATCATATAATACATAATCATCGCATATAGGTTTATGATTTTTAAAATCTTCATATACCATGAAGTTTTGAACATAAACTTTACCGCCTTTAAAAATTTTGTCGTATATAAAATGTGGCTCTCCGACCTTTTTAAGTTTCTTGAAGATTACAGATTTACCATCACTTCTACCTTCCATTGCACATTCTCTTACAGGAATAGGGCATTTCCCACCAAAATTCATAGAACAAATAGAACAAGACTGTCCCTCTGTTTCTTTTGGCTGCACTATGCACTGATACCACTCACCGTTGTACTCAAATATTTCTCCTACTTTTCTTTCCATATCTTATCTGTTTTTTAATTTTTCAAATTCCATTATCTCTTTATCCCATAGTTTGGCCGCAAAATGCTCTAACTGGCAGCCTTTGGATTTTTCCCAACCGGGGCAAAGACATATCTCATCGCACTCCATAAGTGCCTTTATATCGTTTCCCAGAAGTTCATGATAGGGTTTGTCCAAATCGGGGTTAACATCGAAGTCTATCGGTGTGACGACATGGTAGCCTTTCATTTCGAGTACTCCCGAAACGTATAGTATTTCACTTTCAACTTCATCGAAGTCCCTGCCGGTGATGGGTAGGGAGATGTAGATTTTCTTTTTACTCATTTTCAATGATTGTTTCATAATATACTTTTCCTGTACCTCCGCATTGAGGGCAAATGTCTTTCGTTTCCGGGGTTATGACTTGTAATAGAAATCCTATACCGGCAGTGAAGACAATCCCGTCCATATCGTAGACCCTGCCTTCTCCTTTGCACTTTGGGCATATGGTCTCCCTTGTGATTATACGATTCATTTAATTAATCCCATTTAACAATATTATTTGTCATATTTCATTTTAGATCGAATATCTTGCTTGAATCCCTAATAGAATCAATAGACATCTTGGCACTCAATTGCTTCATAAATTCAGCAAAATTCATCGCCCGATCCCAACTAGACCATCTATGAGTAATCTCTACTAGTTCAAAGGCATTTAGTAACACCAATTTTTCATTTTTCTCTCTCAGGTCATTTACAGCATTTCTTACTCTGTGATAAAGCTTGCAATTATATCTTTTTGCGTTATACGGTTCCGCACCTTCTCTTGGTTCAATACTACGATATTTAACCGAAAACGAAGGAAGTTTATCTTCGCACATTGCATTATATACATCACTCTCCACCGGGCCATATGGCATAGCATAGAAATTATCAAATATGTCTAAAAGGTCATCGCCTCCATCTTCCTTAGGAGCAGCAGCCAAAAACAGCAGTTTCATGGCTTTAAGTTTAGGAAACGGCTCGTTTTTTAATTCTTCATGAGAATCTCGCCACTTCTCAAAAAGTTGGAGCATGTAATCAAATGCCTCTATTTTATCTATTCCCATTTCTTTACCAGTTCAAAATCATAAACAAAACACCACGGATTACTTTCCCATGTGCCTTTACCGCTTATTTTATCAATTATAATTTCATAGGCATATTGTGGCCTGCAATAAGGTTGCTTATCATTTGGGACATAGTATGCGTCCATAAAATGAGTATCTGCACTACCACATTGTCCTTTTATTATTCCCTCTTTCAAACAATCTTCATCGGTAATATCCTGCAATCTCTCCACTCTTACAGCTGTTATCCAGACATGGTGAGGCATTAGCTCCGGCTTCACATACATTTTATTCGTCCAGCCTGCACCGTTCGGGAATAAATTAGGATTGTACTCATCATTGTAAAATGAATTATAGCTTTGAGCGACAGCTACGATTTCACCTACTTTATACGGGAGTCGGAATATACTGCCTCCTTCCAGCTTTGCTCCATAACCACAGAGCTTACAATAAACGCTACCACCTTCGTTGACGACCAAACTCATGGGCTTGTCCTTCCAATATGCAGATTTATAAAAACGATGTACAGCAGAACAGTCCTCCGGTTGTGGATTCATTATCCGCCTTGTCTGCGTCTTTCTACCTTCAAGCACGGCTTGGGTGAGTCCGTATTTATCATTGAACATTATTTTCTTCATCTCTTATTCCTCCTTTAATCATCTAACTATCTTTTTTTATATACATAAATTTAATATCAGACTTTTCTCTCATTTTTTTTATTTCTTCGATAATAACTTTTCTAATAAACCAGTATCCACCTGTAAGAAAATAATTTAAACCGCTTACTATTTCTGACTCATACCTCGTTCCTTTATAGATAACTCTATAATATCCACTCCATCCACCATCGTGATATTCAAAATTTTGTAAAATATCATTCCTTAATCTTTTCAATAATTTAATCTTCATATCTTATTCCTCCTTTATAATTTCTTTCATGAAACAAATCCAGTGTGTATTAGATCGTTTGCCGGATATATGCCCGAATATTGGTCTTTCAGGTGTGAGCTTCAAAATTTCAGAAACCTTGATATCTGTCTCGTTCCATTTGAAAATCAAAAATCCTCCGGGTTTCAGGACTCTAAAACATTCTTTAAATCCCTTTGCCAGCATATCACGCCAATCTGAATACAGAGCTCCGTATTTAATTTGTTGGTAGCCTGTTGGCGATGCTTTTTCGTTCAAACTTCCGTACATATCTGCCATCTTTGACTTTCCAGCATTCCTTAATAAGTGAGGAGGATCGAAAACTACCATCGAAAAAGATTTATCCTCATAGGGCATATTTGTAAAGTCGGCTTGTATGTCGGGATTTACTTCAAATAATCTACCATCGCATAAATGAGTAGAGACCTTTCGAATGTCTTGAAAAAGAACTCTTTCGTCATGTTTGTCGAAGTAGAACATCTTTCCCCCACAACAGGCATCTAATATCGTTTTTCTCATTGCTCTCCTCCTTTCATAAGTTCTATTTCTCCCATATCTGTATGATTTTTATAATTTATTGAAATAAACTGACTTGTATTCTTTTCAAGACCTTTTCATTTGCGTCGTTATAAAATTGCTTGTTGACCTCGAAACCATATGCCTTTCTTCCCAATGAGGCTGCCGCATACAGGGTCGTGCCGCTTCCTGCGCACGGGTCGATGACAACATCGCCCTTGTCCGTGAATATCTCTATCAACCGTTTGAGAAGCGGGACTGGTTTCTGGCAAGGGTGGCATTTGGGCGTGGTGTTGTCCCTCACCCAGTCGAAGCAGTTGAATATCATTCTCCCGTTGTTGTTGAATTTGGGCAACTTGTCCCGATAAAGGATAAGACCGTATTCGCAGTTGCCGACGACCTTCATGTTTGCCTTCAACACTTGCGCCGAGAAGTCCTTGCGGAAAACCAGCGGTATGTAGTGATTTAACCCGTATTTGCGGCCTAACTCTATGAATTTGAACTGTTGTTCATACTCGCAGAACAGTATCATGCAGGGGGATTTGCCGGCTTCTTTCGGTTCCTTGACGAGCATTTTGGAACAGAAGTGCATGAACTCGGCCGGACGGAACTCGCTGTCGGACGAGAAGAATTGTTTGCCTGCCAATGCGCTCTCGCCGTTCTTGTTGTCTCCGTCGATATACCATGCGGGGTTGCTGGCGTAGGCGTTGTCTCCTAAGCAGTTTCCGCTAAAACAAATGGAGCCATTTCTGCGTACTAAAAATACGCTATTCTTTTTTAGTGTTAAGCACCATACTTTGCCTGTATAATCTGCAACAACTTTTTTATTGCCGTATTTTATATTGCGAGATAATGGGTTATATTGAAACTGGTACAAATCACCACTGTTTATCTGCTTTGTATATATTTGACATAGTGTCCCTAATTTTAAAGCCACCTCCTGCAATCCCAAGATTAGTTTTTTAGAAATAGAACTAATTCTTATCCCCGGACCATTCTGCGAACTATCTCCAAACGTATAAGACTCCCAAAATATTTTTAGTTTATCCGTAGGCAAATCCAATATCCAACGTGGTATAAACTTATCAGCACTTCTGCCAAATTGTTCAAGATAGCAATACAGTTGTTTTGAGTAGATATTATAGTTTGCACTATCTCTACCTTTGTTTTGGGATTCTGAAAATTTGAATGGTAGATTGCTTAGTATCTTGCGGACTTTATCACGATCACGATTGTGTTGTTTGATACTTACTGTGTAACCTGAACTGCTACATCTTGAATAAGAACCGTCAGCGAGATATAAGCCAAAGAAGCGTAACCAATCAATAGTATTTATAACGACATCTTCGGTGGTGTGCGAATTTAGTGTTTTCCCATTATGTTTTATCTCTACTCCCGGGATAACCACTGTATCGCAATCCGTAAAATCAGTCCAAATATATCCAGACCGTGGTACAGATGAAGCCGCAGTAATATTTTTAGCAAGCCGTATGTTTTCAGTGTTTATACGTTTTCTGTTTCGGATACGTTCTCCAAATTTTAAATTGGGTGTAAACTTTTCAACAGTATAGCACCTATGATTTGCAGATACAAACAAGTCAATGTTTTGGTTTTTGAATTGTATCATGTCCTCATCATTATCTCTCACTATAATATTTGCGATGCCGCTATATTCCATTCTTTGTGTTTGATGATTAAGTGACAGTACTTCATCTTCTGGTAGAATATCAGTATATTTTTTCCAACCGTTTCTTGTGAAGCACTCCGTTTCAGTGTCGTAACAATACGGCACATCTGCTATAATCAGCTGCGCTTTTGGCAGCCCATAGACTTTATAATTCTGGAACGAATCGTTGTAAAGCTCTATGTCTTTCATACTTAACTTTCCTTTTTGCTGTATTTGTCGATAATTTCTTGAATCTGATCGGGTGTCGCTTTCTCCTTTTCACGTAGCTCTCTCTCCCTTTCCTTTTCCTCCTGCCTTTTCTTGTCCTCATAGAACCGCAATAGTTTTTCTCTGTCGGCTCTGAACTCTCGAAGCGACCTTGTTATCACCATAGGGTCGAAAACTCCGTAGAACGTTCCGTAAAGACCTTGCTTGAACCGCAGGAAGAATACCATGAACTCGGTGAGCTTAAAACCGCCATAGCCTAAGATAATTGTCCGTGCCAGTTCGATAAAATCTGCTGGTTCCATGCCATTGCGAACTTTTGAAAATTCAGCGAGTTCAAAGAGCTGTATAGACAACCATGATTCAGCTACGCTATCTCCAAATGTCCGGGCAACTCTTGCAATACTCGGTGCATGTCCTGTGAAACAACGCTCCTCGTTTTTGCAGTATTCTGTCTGCTTGTCGGGGCTAAAAAGGCAGAGCAGATTCTCCCCCGTCTTGTAGGTTGCCAGTATCTCCCGCTGCCAGCTTGGCGGCGATGGCTTCTGCAAACTCTGCATATCGCTCCTGTTTGGTCTTGGAATTAGGTTTTTGATGGATTCCGGATTGCTCATCTCGTACTCGTTTTAGTTCGATTCTTAACCAGCGGGCAAAGTGTTGTTGTGCATCGCTGACGCTTTTTCTTGCAATACCCTCGTTTTGAAGTTTACGGATATATGCCTCGATATATAATCTTGATTCGATCCCGTCGATGTGGTTGTTCATCGATAGCGTTTCTATCCACGTTTGATTTGAGAGTAGTTCTTCACGCAGTTCTGTCAGTGGCTTGTCAACGTCTTTGCCAAAATCTTCTTCTTTTTCTTTGCTTCTCGATAGAGAAGTTTCTTTTAAATCATTATCATTTTCATTATCATTTAAGCCCCCACTGGCTCGTTTGGCCCCCACTGGGTTATTTGGGGTCGAGTGGCTCGTTTGGCTCCCACTGTACTTTGATTTAACCGTTTCAGAGTTTTTGTCATTACCTCCTTTACGCCCGTTGTTCCGGTTTCTCTCGACAATGCCCTGATATTTGAGTTCATCTATCTCGAATTGATTCTTGAAAAACTCAAATGCCATTTCAATGTCCTCCTCTACCGTAACCTCCTCGCCAAGTTGATATTTGAATATTGCTCGAAACAGCCTGCCCAGTTGTTTGTCCGATAATCTCGATATGGGTTTGTAAAATGATTTATAAATCAAAAAGCTGTCTTTCATTTATTCTTAATATTGATAGTTATTCTCTTTTCGTATCATACTTTTCAATTATCATAATTCCTTCTTCTGTTTTATCTCCGTAAACGATATGACAGCCAAACTCATGAACCAATATATCCAAATCTTCTATGGTTTCTATCTCAGTATAGAGATTAAGGGTATTGGTATCTATCATTTCCCTTATAACTGGCAATCTTGACTCAAACAATGAATCTTCTAAACTTCTTAGATAGATGTCCCCTCGTTCAAATACATTCATGTTCGATGTTATTATTTTCACCTTAAAAGTTTTCGACTTATGGGGATCGTCGTTGTAATAAAAACGAGCCGACGATAATTGATTTAAATTAACAGAGACATGATTATCTTCTTGGAATTTTTTTATCCTATCCTGAATATCTATATACTGGTCATTATTGATGAATGACTTGAAAAAAAGATATTCTAAACATAAATTAGATATAACTAATTTTTCTCTGTTTAATTTGTCTTCCGATTCCATATTAAGTTTCAGTAATTGAAAATGCCCACCCGTTCAGGGTCTTGTGCTTGTCAATCTCACCGGTTTTGCATAGCTCGTTTATCTCGGATTTTAGTGACCGGATAACCACCGACTGTATTTCGGTAAAGCTCGCTATGGAGGGCTCCTTGTTATTCTTTTTCTTTTCCTCGATAATGGAGGATATAACTTGCTTGGCTATAATCATGGCTATTTTTGTTTTAACAATTCTGGGTTATGAGAATACAGCCGGCAGGTACTTGTGCCGGTAAACGTTTTTCAGATAGGTTATCATTTGGTCGTAGCTCTTGATAAAGCCCTCGTTGATAAGGTCGGCGACTTTTCTTTCCAGCTCGTACAATTCCCGCTGTTTCTTTTCTTCGCCGTATTGGTTGCGGATATTCCTTTCATGCTCGTTGAACACAATCCAGTTCAACGCTTCGCCTACTTTCTGCATGGCTTGGGGCATGAAGTCTTTCCGAACGATCTTTGAAACAGCCGAGCCTAGTTTGTTGTAGGCATCGCCGGCTTCGTTGCGGTACTTTATCATTTCGTCATAGACGAATTTCAACACCTTAACCTTAAACGACGGGTTAATCCACATTGCAAAATCGATGAACAGTAAGGGCGACATCCAAACAGCCCCTGCCTCTTTGCTCCCGTCTTTGTTGGTTCTCGATTTATTTATTATAAGTATTTGATTTATAGGTTTTTCGGAATTCCGAATTTGATCGTCGTCATTTATAAGAGCTTTTATAAACTCTTTTGTCTTACTGTTTTCGAGATAGTGGTTAACATTTTTCTTGTGGTTGTTGCCTTCGTTCCACTGTTTCAACAATTCGGATGCACAGAAAAATCCGTCTTTGGTACGTTGGGTCACATCTATGTTACCCATTCGCCTTTTCATCAGTTGGTTCGTTTTCATAGCGTATTTTTATTTATTGATTTTTGATTAGATAAATTGCAAATACGAAATCCGTGTAGATTTTCGTTTTCTATGCACCAGCATAACATCTCGTAGGCGGCATCGATAATATCTTCATGTTCGGCAGTGACATAAATGTCTTTATAACAAACCTGTACAAGTAAATCGAATGTGCATTTTATCATTAAAGGGCTTGCATACTCATCAATCATTTGTCTGGGCAACAAATCCAAAATATCCTGCAAAGTGAATGTGGGTGCGGTTTCTGCCTCCATATTGTCAAATTTGTTTGGGACAATACCAAAAGCTAAACTCCAACAATTTTCCACCTCTTTCCCGTCAATTTTGGTAACTTTAACCCAACATGCACTTGCACAGTTTGTATTTAATCCAAGTTCTTGCAAGTGCTTCATCTGCTTTATTGATAATACTTGTGTACTCATAATACTGATTTACATTCCACAATAAGGTTTGTTTATTTTAGATTCAACGACTTTGTATTTAATGGGCAATCCGGAGCAGGTGATAGCGAGCAGGGCAGAGTCCCTTTCTTCTTGGTTGCTGCGGGGTCTGTTAAACTCTATCCCGCTCATCTGGCACAACCGCTTCAATTCTTCATGGGTGATCTTGCCGGCTTTCCCTTGCCAGCACTTGCGCAACGGGGATTGCTCCATGACTTGTATTCCGTAATGACTCAGCATTTCGACTATCTTGCGACCGGTCTCTTGGTTGCGACCTACATGCTCGCCTTTCTTGGCTGCGCTCGCCCGTGTGTCTTTCGGTGACAAATGCCAGTTGGATTTGTTCTTCCAACCTGCCTCGACATATACCACGGTGGCATGGCCGAGTTCCGCACCTTCGAATGCCACCGAACGGACGATTTCCAACAACTCCGGGAACGGGTGGCTGTTAACCGTCAGCTTCATGTCGTACAGTCCCAATATGGCAAGTCCGCTGCGCTCCACGTCGGGGTCTATCCCTATCACTACATCATATTTTATTTTTCTATTGTATGTGGCTTGTTCTTCCATTATATTGTATCTTTCTCTTTTTGTTCGGCAGGCGGGACTCGAACCCGCAACTGTATATTCGCTCCTTATACTCGACTTATACCGCTCTCCCGTTTGAACCACTGCCGATACCACCTAAAACACTTATGGCTTATTTCTCCCCGCAGTTCCTTCCTCCGTATGTTGCTCGACCACGTACCCGGATCGGCTTGCGGGGAATGTCTCACATTATGCTCCTATATCAGGTCTATGATTTTGGTTTTCACAATTCCGTCCAACCTCATGTCTTTAAGGCCTTGTCTCATGTGTTCTTGCATGAGGCGGTTGGCTTCGGTGATGTCTTTGGCGCAAACGAGGTTGTAGTACTTCGTTTCCTTTTCATTACCGTTGTCATCGATGAATATGTCTATCAACGTGGCCTTGTAGAAGGGCTTGCCTTCTTCCTTCTCGTTGACTATCTCTATAACTTTTGAACGTGTGATTGAGAACACATCGCAATCATCGTATTGTTCAACGCCTTTTGCTTCGGCCTCGGCGAAATACTCCATGTTGGTGATGTAGTGCTCGATGACTTCTTTCACTTCACCCTTGATATTCTCCTTGTTGACTTTCAGTTTGATTTCGTATAGCATCGCTTTTATTTTTTATCGGTTAAAAACTTCTTTGAACTTCTCGTCGAGAGCATTCAATATTCTCATTCGCTCAGCCGCTCTACCTTGATTATCAGTAGTGTAAATTCTCATTAACAATTGCTCTCGTGATCCATAAAAACAGCCACATGTATAAAATGGAGCAACATTGGGATAGTTGTGTTTATACCAGATATGAGTAGTACCTTGTACTGACACATAGGTATCTTTTACCATAAATTGAAGTTCTTCCGCTTCGTAACCGGGCATGTTTGGGTTTCTTGCCGCATAACTGCGGACACACCAGTAGCTATCCTTTGCCAACTCCGTGAGCACATCGACGGGAGTGTTGGGATTCCCTGCCGCATAACGGCGGACATCACAGTCGCTATCCTTTGCCAACTCCGTGAGCACATCGACGGGAGTGTTGGGATTCCCTGCCGCATAACTGCGGACACACCAGTAGCTATCCTTTGCCAACTCCGTGAGCACATCGACGGGAGTGTTGGGATTCC